TGGTTAGCGTAGTAGAGGTTGTAACTGGCATATTTGAGTTGTGGTTGTGCTATCAGTTGCCTTCCCGGTCGAACTCCCTCGACGCTCGCATGAGCGCATCCCTTTGCTCCTTCATGGATAGCCGGGAGAAATCCTTCTCCTCGGTCTTGAGTTGTCCTGCCGGAACGCTTTTCCCAATAGCGGTCTTCTGCTGGAGCTTACTGAGCTGTTCTTTCAGAGCCTTATTCTCGGACTCAAGCGACTGAGATCGACCCGCAGTATCTTGGAGCTTCATCAGTTCAACCGCATGGACAAGTCCATCGGGCATCGCAGTGAGGAACGGAACCCGCTGCAACAATTCAACCGTGCGCTTGTATTCAGGACTGGACTGATCCTTGAGCCAGACTTCCTTCTCAGAGAGTCGGCCATAGTTCTCAGCCCATGACTTGTTGAAACGCTCCTGCTGAACCTGCTGCTGCTTGGCACCCGCCGCTTTACGGACTCCATCAGCCTTGGCTCGCGCTGCCTTGGCCAACTGGGTATCACCATCCGCATCGAACTCCTTGGCCGCAGCCTCGTAGTCCTCCGCAGTGTATCCCTTGTCGTCCCGGAACGAGTTAGACTCGGCAGCACTGGATTGCTCCCGCTGCTTGCTCCACTCCTCCCGCTCACGCTTCACCGCCTCGCGCTCGGCCTTGATAGCCTCCTTCTCGGCGTTGATCTGCTCCCAAGACTTAGCCTTACGCTGTTGCTCCTGGGCGAACTTGCTCTTCTGATCCTTCGGCTTCTCCTCCTTCTGCTTGGCCTTGGATTCCGACTCTGATTTCGCGCTGACCTCCTGCTCGCCACCATCGCTCTCTTTGCTGGCGGTCACCTCATTTGAGGATTCCTGCTCAACCGAAGCAGACTCGTTATTATTTTGAGCCTGCTCCGCTGGCTGGCTGTCGATATCGACACCGGCATCGTGATCTCTGGCCAATGCGAGCATCGCGTCGGCGCTCATGTTTTCATCTGACATATTGTGCTTATACTCGTTTGCTGGCCCGCACAGACGCAGCAACCGCAACTTTGATCCTATGTGTTCGTGGCAGAATCCGGATCATCTTCCTGCCCCGTAATTGATTCTCGGTCGGCCATCATCTCGATGACCTTCACAAGACTGGCCTGACCCATTGCAAAGCCTGAGGAATATTGCAAATGGTTTCGGTCTGTTATAGCAGAAGCGTTCTGCATCAGAACCGTGTTCAGGAGAGCGTCCTTGAACTTCTTCCCGGTATCGCTCTTGAAAAAGCTATTGAGCGCGGTGGCATCCTCCTTTGTCCACGGAAGCGGATCCACCCATCGCTGGTGCCGTGTGAATGTCCACGCGGCTCGGAGCTTGGAGAATGTGCTGATCATTTCGCAGCCTTCTTACGACCCGCCGCCTGTCGCCGCATGAACTCCGCGGCCCCGAGCTTCTTGCGCCCGATGTATGCCGCGAGAGCCCGCGGATCATCCGCGCCCTCCTTCTTGAGTTGCGTTGCCAGTTTGCTGAACTTCGATTGTTTCTTCATAAATTACCAAGCCTTACACGAGTGATACCTCGGCGTCGTCTTATCGGTCGCCGTATCGCAATTATGCCGTGCGCGGAAGCTCTTCCGACGCTCAGGATCGTCCTTCTTGATCTCCATCTTCGGATCCCCGAAGCGAACCTTGATCACAGTCCCCTTGGGGTTGCGAACATAAACCGCCCGCTTCTTCGCCTCGCCCGGAGTGTAGAAAGGCTTGTTGAGCGTGACCTTCTTTCCCTGGTACTCGGCCATATCAGGACTGGAATAGGGGTGATTCTTGGATGTCCTTCATGTTCTCAGGCTTGCGAACCTTCTGAACCCGGATTCTGGGCGCAACACCCTCCTCAAGCTGCTCCAAATTGGTAGCTACATAAGGAGTAGGAGCCGGAATCGCTGCTGGAACCGGCGGAGGCTGCACAACAATGGTAGTCATAGCGTGAAATTCACCGCACCAGTCAAATTCAAGCACAGTAGGCCAGCAAGTGGGTCTACTGGTGGGCGGAAACCTCCGACAAGTGCTGTCAGAGGCCCGATATCGGCAATCTTTGCAGGTCATTTGTGTTCTTAAACAGGGGCTTGCGCCATCTCAGGGGGCGGAACCGGCAATTGCTGCTGCTGAGCAGCCAATAAGCCGCTTCCCTCCAAGAATTTCTGGATCTCCTTCCGCAGTTTCCGCGCCTCGTTCGTCGCCACCTGCTCGTAAGCCTGTAGCAGGGAGTCCAAACGCACCATGAACGCATTCTGGGCCGCCGGACTGAACTGCTGACCCTGCTGGATCGCCCCATTGAGGTACTGCATCAACACCCCAATACGGCCCGCGTAGTTCTGACCCGGCTTCGCCGGCACCGGGATACCCACCAGCAGCGTCGGGATCGTCTTCGTCTCGTCCTCCAGCTCGTCCTGCGCCTTCTGGCCCGGATCCCGGAGCAATCGCTTGATCAGTGACGGGTCATCCAGCTCCATGATGCTCTTGTCCAGCTCCACCTGATCCACCCAGGGACTGTTCATGAACAACTGCTTACGATTAATGGCCTGCTGCACCATCATCTGACGGCTCACCATGTCCATTCCGCCCTTCGGCTCCAGCTCGTACTGGTCGTGCAGCGCGACAGGGTCCGCCTCCAGCGAATCCTCCGCGAACCGGTACCGCAGACTCTTGCTATCGTACTGCACATACAGGCTCCACGCCTGCCGGTACAGCTTACCAAGAGCCATACGGAACAGTCTTGCCCGCAGATCACCGCTCTGCATGGCCTGCGCGTTGATGCTCTGGATCTCAGTAGCAGTCCGGCGATCAGTGCCACCGCTCATCACGCTCCCCATCGCGTAGTCCGGACTCCCGATCCGGTTCTCCGCGACCGCTCGCGTCTGGTTCAGCTCCTGATCGAAGCTCACCGGCGGCTGCGGCATCTGCACCGGGGCCACACCATATGGCAGAATCTGTCCCGGCTGGAACCGCAGGTTGATGGAGTTGGGCAATTCCCGCTCCGCTCGGAACAGCGGGCGGTTGTAAAGCGTCATCGCATCATGCTTATGGTTCCACATCGAGGTCATGCTCAGCTCGAACGGAGCCAGAATCTCGCACACGCCTCGCGGGCTGAACCAACCCTTGTCCTTGATCTCATAGGGGAAGTCCACGAACGGACATTGTCCATGATCGTAGGGCAGTTCCATGGGATCCCGCAGGTCCAGATCCACCGCCGCAGGGCTATAGAGATAAACCTCCCACACCCCGTCATCCCGCTTCCGATAAACCTCCCATACGATCACGCCATCGGTGTTCGTGGTATAGGTGATACCCTCTCTCAACTGCTTCGCATCATTCTCGGACGCCGCACCCGGAATGTTATCATCCTCCTGCGGGTTGCCCCGGATCTTCTCGATCGTCTTGTTATCCGACTTCCAACCGAACTGGCCGGCCATCCGCTTGTACGCATTGACGCTCATCGGCATCACATGCACCAGCCAGTCCGCATCCTGCAAATCGGTCGTATACGCCGGCACCACAATATACATCGGGTCCACCGCCTCGAACCCCACCCGCTTATCACCCGGATTCCAGAAGCACTTCATCACACCGCGCCCGCTCATCAGGGTGTAATCGACCCAGCTCAGGACCTCATCCACGAAGTTGGTCTTATCCCGAATCTTGTAATTGAACCAGTCCTCCGCCACCCGCGTGTACGCATTCAACTGCTGGCGCATCGGAACAAAGCTGGCCACTACATCCATACCCAGAGCCTGCTGGAGGAATAGCGGCTTGAGCTTCTCGATCGCCGTATCGATGAGCGGCCAATGCAGATCCGCGGCCTTCGGCCAGGGCTTATTGGTCCGGCGCAAACCGTGATGGCGCAACTCATACCACCTCGTCTGCCGCAGCTCCCACGGACTACGTTGGCCAACAGCCTCTACTATCTGGCCCTGTAACGAGTTCCGCTGTTTGTCGTTCATCATAAAAATCCTCCCCCTTTCCTATCCCCCAACCTCACAACCAGCAAGCGCAGACCCTTTACCATCCCCCTCAATCGCCCCCATCTCATCCTCCATCCGCTCCAACAGGCTCCTCCCATCCTCGCCCAGAGCCTTGAAATAATCGTCCATCCGCTTCCCCCCGGCCCCGCAGAAGGCCAGTACCACCGCATCCGCCCGATCCGGACTGTTCACCCCGCGGGCTCGCAGCTCATCCTTCCCTTCGAGCGTCAGCTTGCCCTTCCCATTCGTCCGCACTTTCCGACTCACGAACTGCTGGAGCAGAACCTCATCCGTACCCACCGGCCCCAGGTTCACTCGCCCCTCCTCCACCATCCGCCCGAACTCGATCCACATCTCCGCGGCCTTGTTCACAAACTGATCATCCCGTATCGCCCGCTCCCCGAAGTTCACCCGCCGCACGTCCCACCCCTCCGCTCGCAGCGCATCGCACATCACCACACCCATGCCACCCACATCCGCGTAGATGTCCTCAGCCTTCAGCTTCCATTTGCGAAACTCGCTGATGAACCGGCCCACGCTGGCCATCGTGTCCTTGTCCCGCCAGCGGATCAGACCCTTCACCGTGTTCCCCTGTCGCACCACCATCACGCTCTCGTCGCCGCCGGCTGAGAAGTCGCAACCCGCGGTCAGCCTGTGACCCTCGGTATCCTCCTTGGGTGGGCCACTAACCAGCTTCTGCCAGTCGGCGGTCCGTACAGCCGTCAGGCTCCCGTCGTCCTCCATGAACTCCGCGTAGATCATCGATCTCACCAATGGGTGCCCCTCGCCCCACCTCGCAAACTGATCGTCGATCCACTCCTTCCGGATATGCGGGCAGTCGAAAGCGGTAACGGTAAAGGTCTTCCACTTGCCGTCATTCCGGCGGAATACATCGTAGAAGTACCCGCTGCTCCCACCTGGGCTGCTCATCAGCAATGTCCGCGTCGGCTGGCACCGCTCCATCGACTGAAATATCCCGTCCGGCACCGCCTTCGCCTCGTCCACGATGTACATCAGGTCGTTGCTCGGACCCTGCACATGCCAGCCCTCAGCCTTCTCCGGGTTGCTCGCGCTGAACCCGATACAGCGGCTGATCAATTGTTGGCCATCAACCAACCTCGGGTATACATAGCGGATCTCGCCATCCTTGATCGAGAACCCATTCTCCTCGCCACCCAACCCATTGATCATCTTCCGCAGATGCGGCCATAGAGCGTCGGCCACCTGTCGGTACACGCCAGCGGTACATACCACCAAGCTCCCCGGCCAGCGGAGCATGTGCCAGATGACAGCGGACGCCGCCACCATGCTCGTCTTGCCAGAGCCGTTCGCCGCCTTGAGAGCCACCTTCGCATGCTTCTCGTTTAGAGCCCCGAGAACCGCCTTCTGCCATGCATAGGTATCGCGTAGGCCAAGCATCATCTCAGGGAAGTTCGAGAGCTGCTGCGCCTCCTCCAATAGCTTCCGCTGCTTCCATGCAGGGATATGCGAACCCATGCCTAGTGAAGGGGATTTCTTGCGCTTAATTTGCTTGACTGCCATAAAATTGGGTTAGGGACGGGGAGGGGGTATCAGGTATCACCCCACCCCCCTCGTGGGGGTCCCCCATACCCCGTGGTTATCGTTAACGTTAGTGTTAATCAGTAACGTTAGTGCCATAACGTTATCCCGTTACTGATAAATAACGTGATCGCTATCCTATTACTTCCCGCCTCCGAATGCACCTAGGAGGGAACCGCTAACTGATAGTTCCTTTCCTTTGGTAGTGTGATCGAGTTGAGCCCTGGCGACGTAGCCTCGGGTTCTCTCTAATAGCCAAGCGGAACCTTGCCATCCGTTGCCGCATTGGCGAACTACGGAGGTGAGATCTAGTTCCCCCTCAAGTCTGGCTTTCTCCAATTGATCGGCAAAGCTTGGGTTGCGTTTCAGGAAGTCATGCCAGCGTCCAGCGTTGCCGCTTGGGAATCCGCAGAGAATCGCCACACGCTCAAGGGGAATCCCAAGCTTGCATGCCTCAAGAGCTTTTTTTTGATCGGCCTCTGAAACGGGAATTAGTGGCCTCCCCACTTTCTTCCCATTCTTGGTAACTCTCTCCAATTTCTCCCCTTCCTTCCCTTTCGCCATGCCCGTCACTTTGCCCCACAAAGTGTGCCCGTGAATCCCTTTCGATCTTTCCATGTAATTTCCTGTTGACTCCTATCGCCTCCCGTTGCAATCTACCCCCGTGAACCGATCACCGGTTCCTTCAAAACCTATGCGTTCCCTCAAATCCCTACTATCCGCCATCGCGTTCCTCCTCGCGTTCGCGCTTGTCACCGCATCCCTTGCCTACTGCGTTGCAGAACTTCTCGTCGGAGGTGTCCTTTGACCCTCTTCCGTTGCAACGGCTTCCGCTCCGTGCGTGCCCTCGGCATCCACGACGCCGCTGAGATCTTCGCGAAACGTGCCGCCCGACGAGCATTCGGACGCCGTGGAATCGTCCGTGTCCTAAACGAAGATTCCTACGTGCCGAATCTCTCAATTGTGGAGTTCGCCGCTTTCATCGGATATCCGAGCGGACACAACGAAACAACCGGTCACAACTTCCGTTTCACCGTGATCAACGGGGGTTCCCGATGACCAACGGCTTCATTCTCCACGAAGACTCATCCCGTGTGATCATCGCGACGGGCTTTGCCAAAGCCTCCGACAACCGGAAGACCGGAGACATGATTCAGATTTGGATTCTCTGCAAATCCGAAGATCCCGTTACCGCGATTAGAACCGGACTTGATCGCTTAATCTGCGGAAATTGCCGCCATCGCGGCCACGAAGTTGACGGCCGCTTCGGCGTTGAGCGCACATGTTACGTGAATGAGCATAAGGCCCCATTGGGAATCTGGAAAGCTTGGAAAGCGGGCCGATACCCTGTGCTGCAATTCATGGACGGCTTCGCAGGCCGACGTGTCCGATTCGGCGCATATGGTGACCCGACCCATATGCCGCTTAGCCTCGCCCTCGCGATCGCGGGCGTCTCATCAGGGTGGACAGGCTATACCCACCAATGGCGAAAACCTAGTCTCCAAGGGTGGAAGCAAATCCTTATGGCCTCCGTAGATACCACGGCGGAACTTGTGATCGCCCGTTCCCTTGGCTGGTCAACCTTCCGTGTCACACCCGATACCGACCACCACACGGTGGAAAGCCTGTGCGCTTCGGATCGCGACGGCACGCCCTGCGCCGATTGCCTCGCCTGCGCGGGTGCGCGGGGCGGAATTCAAGCAATCCATATCCCGGTTCACGGGAGGGGGAAACGACACTTTATTGAAGCTATGGTTTGAATTAATCTCCTAATCAAAACCCATCCTATGACAACCCTTAGAAATCTAATTATTTCAGTTTTGGACGATGAAAACGGAATAAGTGAACAGTCTTTTGCAATATTAAATCAATTGGCGGAAAACGATACATCGCTTCACGATGTAGTTTTAATGGCCGACTGTTTCGCTGATCGCTTTTATTTGAACGAGTCGGATGCCGAAAAGCTTAGGAACGCAAAAGTCTGATTTCCCGTGCCGCTTCATTCGAAAGAGTGAGGCGCAACGGGCAATCACTGCCCAATTCAAACCATGCAAGCCATCCATTCAAAATACCTACCCGCAACCTACAGCAAGGGATCCCGCATCAAAGCGATTTGCGAAAGGGGATTCATCACCATTGATTACCCCCACGAATTATCGGGTGACGCCGTCCATCGGAAAGCGGCCCTTCAATTGCTCGAACGATTCGTTTCCGAAGATTGGACGGAGCGGGCCATCCCCCCATCACAGAATCCATGGAAACGTGAATTCGTCACCGGATGTCTCCCCGACGGAACCTTCGCCCACGTTCTCATCTGAACCCATGAAACCAACCCACACCCCCGGCCCTTGGCATCTAGTTTCGCATCGCCCGAAGCTTGTGAAGGTTGAAACCGCCCGCGTGGTTATCTGTGATTCCTTCGGTGGATTGAGCGACGAAACTATGGCCAACGCCCATCTCATCGCCTGCGCCCCCGATCTGCTCTCCGCGCTGGAACGCCTGACCCACCCAATGGCCGACGATGAAGACCTAGAATACGCACGCGCCATAATCTCCAAAGCGAAAGGCCAGCGTTGAAACCACTCCTTAGAGTCCTAGGCTATCTCGCCCTCTGCTTCCTCTTCACTCTCCTCTTGCTTCTCTCCGCCCTCGCCGGCAATTGACTTAGGAACTTCCACCAGACCCCGTAGGTTGACCCCTGCGGGGTTTTTTGTTGCCCATAGGGTACCGACACCCCGCCCGCCCGCTTGTCCTTCCTAGTGGGCCAATGTCCCCCTTCCTAGTCTGGTCACTTGCCGCTTGCCGCTTGTCCCCCCTTCCGGATTTGTCACTAGGCGACCAGGTCCCCCCCCATCGGACACCCAATGTCCGACCCCGTTATTTACATAGCACCTCAGGGTACGACATCCCATGTCCGACCCCGTTACACCGGCCCAGGATCCGCCCGCCCGCGCCCCGCGCCCGCCCCCGCGATCCGAGGGTACATGGTGCGGTATTCCGGATTTCCCATACGCCATACGGAATTCGGAATTCGGAAATCGGGATTCGGAAACCGGGGACTCCGGAAATCATGGTGCGGTTGAGTAGGCCATTCATCCCCCTCCCAAACCACCCCCGGACCCCCATCCGGGGCTTTTCGTTTCTAAGCGTCCGATACCCCCGGAATGAACGCGCATTCACTTCCACCATCAAACGCGCTCCTAGCCCCCTTTCCGCTCCAGCAATCGCTATCCACCCCTCGCTTCCAAACCAATACTTCGTAATCAGTGGAGGGTTTTCAAAAACCGCAGCCGCAGCGTGGGGGCCGTTAGAGCCCCCTGCAAAGCGTTGCGGCGTTCGCGGTTTTTAACTCCCTTATTAGAGGGAGTGTAAGTCTCCCTCTAAGGGAGAGTAGTAGGAGGGATGGTAACCTTGTGGGGTGGGTTGCAAAATCTATCTTCCTTTGCATTGACGAATGGGTCTACACGACGCAATCTGTTCTTGCTATGAGTTATCTGGACAATGGTTCCACGCTTCGGTCGATGTTCCGACTGATGCCCCCGCAACGCCACGATGCCGACCCGGACAAGTCCGAGGTGCTGGCCTACCTCCGGGAGAATCTGGCCTGTGAGTTGGGTCGGGCGATCCGGGCCTTCAATTCGATGAGGAACAAGAAGTCCCAGGTCATAGTTTATGACATGGTTCATAGGCAGTGGCGTGGTTGTGACTGGGTTCCGCCGGAGGACGAGGATCGGGTGGCGTTGCTCTTGAGGACGATCAATGACCTGAAGCGTGATGTTGCGTATCTGAAGACCTCGGTGAAGAAGCATGAACGACTCCTTGGCCAACTGGAGCGGAAGCGTCCGGCGTCCAAGCGGAGGGAGGTGGAGGAGGAGCATGAGGATGAGGTCGATGAGTCTTCTCGCCCCGAACCCGTCGTCGATGAGGCATTGATGGAGGCAGCGAGAAAAGCCTCTGCCGAGGAGGCAGAGGCTAGGGAGAGAAGCGATCAAGAATGGTTCCGAGCTATGCGCGTCGCCCTCGACGAGGTTGATAAGGCTTCTCCTTCTTCAGTTCGGCCCCAGTGAACGCGAGGGGGTTGCACTCCTCCCACTGGATGCCGGTGGCTGAGTGCTGAAGGTTGAGAATGGGGGAAGGGAGTCCGATCCTCCCGCCCCGCTTGCAGAAAGCTAACTGGAAGCGTCGAGGCTTCGATTGGCCTACTTCATGGAGAACGGCTATCTCCCGCGCCCAGTTGGCGAGTTCGGAGCTTCCGAACCCTGAGTGTGCCAGTTCCATTGTGGTGAGTGGTTCGCCGGTTTCCTTGCGCTGAGGCTTGGAGACATGGTGCATCCAGATCCAAGCGACCTTGGTCTCGTGGAGGATGGGCTGGAGCTTGTTGCGGAGGAAGACGCTGACCTCGGATTGATCGCTCAGGTCTCCGCCGAAGTAGGAGAACAGGGGATCGGCGATGATGAGATCGAGCTTGGACTTGTGGATGAATCGGCGGGCGTAGGCCAAGAACTGCTCGCCGGTGCGAACGGTCTCGGTGCGGAACTCCAGGTTCCTATGAAGCATGTTCATCTGCTCGATGGTGAACTTCCTGTGTGTGACCCCGCGGAAGGCTTCGGAGAGATCGCCGCGGTCGTTCTCCGCTTGGATGACCCCGATCTTCAATGGCTTGATCGGCGCGATGCCAAAGAAGTCGAGGCCGAGGCACCAGCGGACGATGATCTGCATCATCAGGCTGGACTTCCCGATGCCAGTGCCGCCGCTGATGATCATGGATGAGCCGCGAGTGATCCAACGATTGCCGATGAGGTTGTCCGGATCATTCTTGGGATCGAAGTCGAGGAGGTCTTTGACCGTGACGATGGTGGACTGGTCATCATCGGTCTCGCGGTTGGTGAGCCAGTCCTCCCAGGATGCGGCACCGAGGTTGGTGTCCAACAACCGTTGCTGCGAGGTGGGGCTGCGCCATGCGCCGGGGAGGCGGGAGTAGCGCGAGGGGTTCTTGTTCTTGGCATCGATGCCGGGGATTACCCGATAGATCTCATCCCGGCGGGCGTCCCATTCCTTGCGGGATGGGGCGTCCACCCGGACCCAGCCATGGATGCTCTTGCCCCCGGAGTCGATGAGGACGGTGATGGGTAGGCCAGAGTCTCGGAGGCGTTGTTCCTGCTCGGGCTTTGGGAGGTCATCGAACTCGACTAGGACATGGCGGAACGCGCTGACATCGTTGTCGCTGCCGCTGTAGAGGTTGGGCTTGAAGGGGTTGATGCGGACGAAGATGCCTTCGCGCTCCGGGGACAGGATGCGGGACTGGGGATCATCGAAGCGGTTGAGCCATTCCTCGATGGTGATGAATGAGCCGGCACTGACTGGCCTACCCTCCTCGACGGCGTCGCAGATGCAGACGACTTCAGTCGGGGCGAACGCGGCCAGCATGAACCGCTTGAACTCGCTGGCTTGTGGATCTGGAGCGACGGGGCTGAGCGATGGAACTGGCACCGGGGCGTCGGCCACCGGCTTCTTGAATGTCACCCTACTAAGATCGAATGATCCGGAGGGTGATGATCCCCCGGCTTCGAGCAGATGGCCCCTAGGCTTATTGTGAGCGCGGGACGCGGCATCTCGGAGCTTGTAGGCCAGCTCTGTGGCCTTCCATGGGGGTTGGCAGGACTTGTTCCAGTCTTCGAGGAGGGTGAGACTGTCCACATGGGAGAGGGCAAAGCCGTGGACGAGACCGACTGCGGCGGTGTAGGTGGCGTTGTGGCCACCGGATCCGGAGATGGCTGGCGGTACCTTGGAAAGCCAAAGGGCCGCTCGTTGGAGCGTTGTCATGTCGTTGATTCGTTGCTTGTTAGGGGGTTGTTAGGATTCTGGCCAGATCATGCTGAGAGGATCTGGTGGCTGGGGACCGGTTGGTGATGGCACCCAGGTCTCGGCTTCGGTCTTCGCCGGGAAGGAGATCCATCCGCGTTTGACGCCGGTGGCAATGATACTGGCCGACTCCTCGATGAGCCGGCGGTTCTCATCGGTGATGCTTGTTCGTTCCTCTTCGGTGATGGGGCTGGGTTTCTTGTTATTGAGCAGGCGTGATTCGTACCAGGGTTGTTCGTGTCTTGGGGTCTTCATGAGGGGAGGACTCGCGCCAGGATACAATTGCAGTAGGTACCCTTGGTCTTGGAGTTACATCGAGGGTGATGGACAGGATTGGCGAGAACGTGTGCTGTGAGGTCGCTCGTGAGCTGGACCATGTCAGTGAGACGACTTGCTGCTTCGAGGCAGAGGGCTTGTGCGACTCCATCGGATGATTCGATTTGGGTGCTGACGATCTTGAGTGCCGTTACGATGTCGTGTGTTGAGGACTGGTGCATGTTATTTTTGTTTGTGGACTATGATTCCGTTACCTTTGTCGTCGGTGAGTTCGACTGATCGAACGTCTTCGAGGCGGGCCAGTGTCTTGATCATCTCGATGGGATTGTCGGCGTGAGTGACGCAGGTGAGATGGATATCCCCGTCGCCGTGGATCAGTTTGAGATCCTGCTTGGTACGATCCCTTGTAATGCGGATGGTCCGCCCCGAGGAGAGACGGACCACCTTGATTGATTCTACGAGTGGGTATTGGTGACGGTTGCTCATGTTTGAAGGCCGCAGTGAGGACATTTCCGATTGGGAATGGATTCAAGCGGTTTGACATCGAGCCACTGGCAGAGGTCGGTGTAGGACTTGCGACCAAAGTTGGCCCACTTGAACGGAGCGATCTCTCCTGTTGCAACAGCAACCCTCGCGGATTCGCTGCAAGTGATACCGAGCTTATCCATTAGCTTGGCGTTCCGGACGCTGAGTCCGAAGGTCCACTTAGACCTATCCAGATCGCGCTGCTTGCCGGCTTGGATGATCTGATAGATGCGCTGCTTGGACATCTTGAGGTGTTCACCGATGAGCCGGTAGGTGAGACCTTCACTCCGTAGTTTGACAACCGTGTCGATTGAATCGCTAAGTTTCATGTAGTTGGGTTTGAGCAGGACGTTGTGCTTCCTGCTCTTCTTCTTCTTACTGACTGCTACTACCTCAAAGGTATCTGGACTGCTCGGTACCGCTTCTGTGCTTTGTGGCACTGGACACACAGGCCGTGTTGGATTGTGCATCCGCATCCCAAGCAATCGGCCAATTCGTGACATAACTGTTTCCATCGTTGTAGTTCCTCTATTGTTGTTTGTTGTTTTTGCTGTTCCTGATGTTCCATACGCATGACAGTGAGATACCGTACTTCTTGGATAGTTCTGGGTAAGTGCGTGACTTGTCCTCCTTAAGGATGGCATCTCGGATCTCGGTTGGAACAGCCGGCCACCGCCGGTTGATCCGAGGGTTCGGATCCTTGAACGGAGTGACAGGGCCGACCATGCGTGACATGGATTCCTTCGTCAACCCTAATTGTTGGAGTATCGTCATTTTTCTCTTCTATTCGTTGGTTATGCGAGTGCTTTCTTGAGATCGATGAGGGTGCAGTTGTCTCCGTCGGCCAGGTGTCGGTTGTCGTCGATGGTCTTCCGGATGGCTGATTCCAGGTGCTTGATGCGCTCCTTGGCCTCCTCCAATTCCTTCCAAGTCTTGACGGCGTCGATGGTTCTCATTTGTTCGATGGTCATGGTTTCTCGGTAGTAAGTGACTTGATGTATCGGTTCCTCTCAGCCGGTTTGGCGTCGATGATGTACTGCAAAGCTCCGCAAGCATTCACGCTCGCAGTGTGTTCCCAGTCCTCTTTGTTGTCGTAGTACTCATGCCACCGCTCGCTGGGTGCGACGACAATCTGGCCGGTTCGATTGTGACGGAACACGAATGCGGCAGGGCCGATGGGTACGATCATCTTCCCTCCAACCATTTCTCCAAGTCGTGGAGTTCATCCACTTTGGCTTCGAGTTCTTTGATGCGCTTGTTCGCTCCAGCCAGTTGCCTCTCCAACTGACGGGCGAAACCAGCCTTTACGAACTGTTTGAAATCCCACGTTATGTACGCCTGCCGGTCTGTGCGCGGGGTTTTGCTGACGACCTTTTTGTTGGCGTTAACAAGATGGTTCATGGCTTGGCTTCTTTCCCAATCTTAGCGTCGTCCCATCCTTGCAACAGGTTGTCCATTCGGATGGTTCTCATGCTCGGAGATGGAGGGTTGATGAATGCGTACATTGCGTTGCCAGCTTCTTCGAGTTTCTCGATCCTCTCCATGTAATGCTTCCTCTCCCCTTCGAGCTTGTCCCACA